AGAGGGGCATGTCAGCTTCGTGTGCTGACCGGACTTGGCGCTGCTGTCGCGTGCCAGGTGAGGACAAAAAAATCGCCTCTATATCGGCAAATCAATGGCTTCGCATGAACTGGCGGAAGCGGTGAGCGCCAAACTGCTCCCGCAAAGCGTTGCCCAGTTTGGGTCTCCAACGCTCAGTCTACCCTGACCCCTGTTTTCACCCCAGTTGTGCGAAACCACCCACTTCGACCCCTGTTTCTCTGGGGCGTGTGATTCCCAAGGGGCGCCCGGCTTTCTCGGCCAGCCATCGGTCAATGTCTTCTTCGACCCAGGCTACACGGCCTGGCGTCAGTTCGAAGGATTTCGGGAACTGATCTTTGGCGATCATGGCGTAGATGGTCGATTGGCTGAGGCTGACCTTCTGGATTACCTCTTTGATACGGATCGCTCTCATTTTAGGCACCGGTCTCGTTTCGTTGATTCGATGATTCGTGCTGCTGCTTCGGTCACAACGGTGTTCCTGTAACGTCGATGGCAAAAACCACGACCGGCTCTGGCCCGAAGTGTTCGTGCGTGATGACCTTGACCCGAAAGCCGCGCCATGTCCGTACTAGTCGGCGCTCAGTGTCTCCATGCTTCGGATAGCCGAGCGTGAGGACAATCTGGTCGTAGGTCCGGCCTTGCAGGCGCTTGCGCCAATACGGAGTCGCCAGACGGTATTCATCTGGTTTGGTGCCGGCCTTGATCTGGTAAAAATAGATGCCCTTTAAGGGAATCGTGAGAGTTCGCAGGCGCTGAGAGCCATCCGATCGTGAGGTGATCATGAACAGATACGAAGAAGTTGAGATGTGGGCGCTCAAGAACGGGGGCATTGAGGCCGTGCGCAAGGCCCTTGCGGAAGGTCGATTCGGATACGGCCGCAAGGCAGTAATCGAAAGCTGGCTGTCTGACCAAGACGCAAAGGGCAGGGATGCCCAAGCAGAGCGTGCAGCCCAGGTTACCGAACGCGCTGCCGTAGCTGCAGAGTCGCAAGCAACATCGGCGGAACGCGCGGTCTGGATTTCAGGCATTGCGCTCGCCATATCGGTCGTAGCGTTGTTGGTGTCCATTGCCGGGTTGTTCAAGAGTTGATCGCCCCAGCAGCCACGCCAGCGCGATGTCAGGCTGTCCGAGCTTGCCGAACTTGCGCCGGTGCGCCGTCATGGCCGCCGCGTGCCGCATGGTGATCTCGATCGCGCCGGCCGCGACGGCGAGCGCACGCTTGCCGGTGGCAATGTCGAAGTGCTCTCGCTCGGTGCCGGCCTTCTGGATCCACTTCGGATCGACGCCGATGCAGCGCGCCATGCCCACCAACTCGTCGGTGGTGTCGGCGATCATGTGGCACATGCGCATGCGGCCGTAGCGGCCCATGTCGGTTAGGTGCATATCGTCGACGTAGACGGTCATGCGAACATCCTCTGTTGTCGCTGTTCAGCTTCAAGGCGTGCGCATGCGCGATCAAAGTGCTGGGGATCGATCTCAACCCCGACGAACGGATGGCCAGCGCGAACGGCGGCAACGCCCGTGGTGCCGCTTCCCATGAATGGGTCGAAAATCACGGCACCTGGGGCCAGCTTGCACTGCGCCACCGCCCAGAGCATTAGCGCAACCGGCTTCTGAGTCGGGTGCACTCTGGCGCCGCCGCGCGACAGGTTCTCCTCGCCGGCCCGGATCATCCCGCGCCACTTGTGCGAGAAAAGGCGAGCGGGGCCGCGCAAGTTTGTCCACGCCATCTCGCAGTCCGCCTGGTGGTCACTTGTGCCACCGTCCCGTTTGTCCCACACCAGCCAACACGAGGCATCTGGCAGGCGGCTTCCGAAGTGGTTGCCGCCAAACAGAACGACGTGCTCGAAATCAAGAAACGGCGCAGGATCGAAAGGCTGATCGTCGCCGATCACCTTCATCTCGTACTGGACAGTTCGGCGCGTTGTGTTCCAGCGGTTACGACTGGTGCCCGTCATCTTGGCAATGTTGATGCCGTAGGGCGGATCGGTGATACAGGCGTGAGATCGTGGTACCGTTGGCAGCAAGTCGTAGCTGTCACCACAGTAGACGGTCGCATTACCGATTTGGATGGGGTTCACACGAGCCCTCCAAACAGGTCAAGCTGCACGGCGTGCTGGCGCCGATACTCACGGCGCGCGATCGAATCGCGGCTGAGCAGGCACAGATCCATCAGATCACCGCCATGACCGCCATGCGTGGGATAGAAGGCAGCGCTAACGGGCTCCAGATCCCCCTCCTCGCGCATGATGCGGACCCAGTAGGCGCGGTCGGCGAGCTTGTCCCGATTCGACCAGCGTGCCAAGCGGCGCTCTTCATACTTCTGAACACGCGGGCTCTTCGCCCACCGCTCGTTGGCGAGCGCGGTAATACGGTCGAATGTCTTTTGCGTTTTGGTGCTCACACCATTCTCCTGCCAGGAAACGCCACATCGCCGACAGCGCGGTCATCCGTGCTCGCGTATCGTTCGTTGGCGATACTTGCGACATATCGCTCATGAGCGATACGCCATGCCCGTTGCTGCCAGGCTGCAAAGGCGCAGAGCGCCAGCAGCGCGACGATTGAGGCGAAGGCGAAGCCGTGGGCACTCATGGTCAGCGTGTCGCGATAAGCTCGCCGGTCGCGCCAGCACCACGTTGGGTGGCGAGGCGGTACACGAGCTGGGTTGCCTGCAGTTGCTGGCGGCGGGTGGTCGCCTCCTGCATGTCGTCGGTCAGGGTGATAGCAGCGCCGATGGCGCGGAACTCGTCGCCGGTGCAGCCGAAGCGGCCGGAGCGCTTGAAGCGCTTGCCGACCTCGGCGATGGCCGCAACGCCGCGCGCCATCGCGTCGAGCACCTCGGGCTGTTCAGAGAACTGCCGTTGCGCCAGCATCTGCCCCACGTTGATGCGGAATGCGAGCGTGTGCCAGCTCTCCTCGGTGGCCGAGCCGTCGCGCATCTTCTCCAGCTCGACGTGCGGCACGAGCTGCAGCTGCGTCTCGTTGCGCTGGCTGAACCGAAAGAGGATGGGCAGGGCCCCTGTCTCCCGCGCGGGCCGGCTGCGCTTGTTGCGGCGGTGGCTCATGCTTGTGCCTCTGCTGATTCGAGTGCGGCCAGCACAATGGCGTCGAGCTGCTCGAACATTGCCTCAGGCCGACCGTTGTTGAAGACCTCAATGTCACCGCCGTGCACCGCGATGCCTCGCTCGCTGCTGTGCGGATTCACGCGCCGCGCGGCAGCCCGATGTAGGTGGATCACGATGCCGCCGTGCTTGCGGATCATGTCGGCCTCGTTTTCCATGCGCACGTCCGACACGACAACGCTGCGGCCGTTGGTGACGCACTCGGCCAGGATGGTGTCTTCTGCCAGGCGCACCCACACGTCGGGGTGCACCAGTTGCCGGCCCCACTCGGTGCCAAGCGATTGCATCAGCTGGCGGGGCGATTTACCGACCTCCGGCAAGACTTCCTCTTTGCGGCCGGGTTCGAAGTCGGCGCGGGTCAGGGCGAAAGCGGCCATCAGCATGGCGCGCAGCGGATCTGCAAAGGCGATTTGGCGGAAGCCATGGCGCGCACGCAGGTGCTGCGCTGCCGTGTCTTTGCCGCTTTGCGCTGGTCCGGTCAGTCCGATCAACATGGGCGTTCCTCTGTGATGGATGCCCGCGCACCACGCGGCGCGCGGGCCGGTGGTTACGACGCGAACGGATCGCCAAAGAAGAACGGCGTGCCGGTCTTCTCGCGGATCGTCTTGATGAGCGTGGTGGTGGCTGCCTCGAGCGTCTTGTCCTGGCGGATCAGCTCGTACCAGAAGCTCACCTTGCCGTCGCGCGCGCGGTAGCGCAGGCGGGCGTCGATGCGGTATGCGTCGCCGTTCCAGAAGACGGGGATGCCCACGGCGAAGCGCTCGAACAGCTGCATCTTTGCGAGCGTCTGGTCATCGTCGTCCTGCACGAACGACATCTGCACGCCGCCGTTGCCCAAGCGGATCGCGCTCTTGAAGCGCATGTCCTGGTTGGCCTCGAACGAAAGCGCCATTTCCAGCATCTGCGCACCGGTCGGCAGGCCTGCACCGTCCGGGCTGGCCACATCCTTGAGGTTCTCCTCGATGAACCCAGCAAACTCGGCCTGGCTCATGGGCTTGCGGTTCTGGCCGAACCAGCGGCGCCACTCTTCGCTGAACTCGGGGCTGAAGCGCGCGGTGTGGTCGCGCCATTGCGCCTTTGTCTGGTCTTCGCCGTGGTCGTTGACGATGGCGACGAACGAGACGCGGCCCTCTTGATAGTTGGCCGTGCCCCACACAGTGCTGTCGGTCAGAGAGCCGTGGCGCTTCACGTAGTCGATGAAGCTTTCGGCGTCCTGCAGCTTGACCTTGGCGCGCTTGCGCAGCGGGGCGGGCAGGCTGCTCTCGTTGTCGTGCTCGACCAGCTTCCAATCGGGTGGCAGGGCAACATGGCGCGTTGCGCCTTGCAGCCCGGTGAGCACCTCGATCGGCTGCTTCATTTCCTTGGCCAGGGTCTCGGCCAGGTTCTCGATTTGTTCCATGGTGGTGGTCCGGTGTGCCTGGGCGTCAGGCGGTTTTCAGGGCGCCGGCTGCGGTGTCCGCGGCGGGCGTGACGCTCTTGAGGTCGAGCTTCTGTTGGCGCGGGTCATCGGCGACCAAGTTGCCCTCCGGGGTCGCGAAGAGCATTGCCTCCATCGCGTCCTCGGCCGGCTTCTTGAGCGTGACCTTGCCGGTGATGTGCATGGCGCCGCCGCGCGTGGCCTTCTTGACGGTCACTTCGAGCGTCAACTTGCCGGCCTTGCCGGAGGCGTCCACCGCGTTGACGAGCTCGGCCATCTTGTCGCTCGCGGTATCGATGAAGACACCGCCGCCGATGTGGCGCAGGGTGTCGGTGATGGGTCTGGCGGACACGTGTCCTCCTGATCGGATGCCGCCCTCGGATGCGCCGGGCGGCGTGGCGCTAGTCGATGTCGTTGGCCTGCAGCCGCTTGATGTCGGGCTGCTGGTGGGCGGCGCGCTCGGCTTGCCGTTGCGCGTGGGCGTGGGCAGTGATTTCCAGCGTGCGGCGGATGGTTGCGGAGCCCAGCGCGACCTGCGACGTGCAGGTCATGCGCAAGCGGCGCCATTCGCGCAGCACGTCGGCATCAGAGAGCGCGGGCGCGGTCATGGCTGGGAGGCGATGTCGGGTGCAGTCGCGTCGGTGAGCGACGCGCCGGTGCTTTGATATGCTCGGGAGCGTTCAACTTGAACTGTTCCCACCCCATTCAGCGAGGCGACATGCGCATCGTCAGCACCTTCCTTCCCGCCGCTCACGACGAGGAAATCGGTCGGCGGACCCAGCTTTTCGTTTTTGATGCCCTCGTAGGCGAGAAAAACCTCGTGCTCGGGGTCACGGTTGGCAGGATTGACGGTCCAACCCTTGACGACGTGAAGTGCTCCCCGATCGGCAACAAGATCATTGGCCGACTGGCTGCCCATCACCAGCTCAACTACCCGGAAGGTGCGATTGTCTTGGCCGGGGTACAGAGCGTCGGCACAGCGAAACAGCGCGTTCGCAAGGTGCTGACGGATGCGCCCGATCAGGCCGCTGTGCTTTTCCTCTGCGCAGACTCGAAGGTCTACGACGCTGTCACGCCGCACCTCGGCATCGAATACCAATCCGCGGACCCGAGCGCGCAGTAGCGTTCGCGCGGGCATCATGCGACCTCCGCATTGCCAGCAGCCAACTGCTCCGCCTTTGTGAGCGTGTCCCTCCCGGTGCACGAGATCTTGAATTTCACGCGCCCCTTCTTGAGGGTCGGGCTTGGGTATTGGCCTTCGTCGCGATCGACCACCTTCCAGCCGGAGCGCAGCAGGGCTGTCGCCAGTCGAACATCGTCGCTGCTCAAGAAGGTGGAATATCGGAGCGTCGAGCTCGCGAAATCACGAGAAATGCGTTCGCCAAATAGGCGGTAGCCGTTGCGCTCGACCTCCCCGCGCACCAATTCCAAGGCCGCGAGCGTCTTTGCCATCGCCTGGATGTCTGCCATGCGGGCGCGGTGGCGTTCCTCTTCGTGCTGGAGGGCCTGCTGCAGCAAGGGCAGCGCGCAGGTTTCTTCGTAGGTCAGGAATTTTTTCGCCATGGCTGACCTCACGCGAGAAGCGTTGCAGCGGCAGGCGCCACAGCGCCCGCCAGGCCGAACAGGAATACGATCAGGATGATGGCGGCGCCGGGGTGGCGGCTGAAATAGCCCTCAGCAAGGCGGGTCGTGGGCGATCGCATAGCGGCCTCAGACCGTTTTGTCCGCGCGGGGCTGCGTGGACTCTTGCGGGCCCGCACTGTCCATGTGGAGCGCAATAGCGTGAACGCCGAGGACAGCGAGCACGGCAGCGACGTAAGTCAGTAGGCCTTTGAGGCGGCCTCGGCCTGTGTGGGTAAGCATCCTGTTCTCCGTCTCTCGCATGGTTGTGGTGTCTGCGAATCAATATTAGTCCGACTGATTCTTATAATCAAGAGTCAGACTAATAATTCGGGGGGCGGAGGCGGAAACGTGTTCTTGGGGCGCAAAAAAACCCGCACAAGGCGGGTTCGGTTGGTGCCGGGCGGGGTCTAGAAGTTGCCCATGCCGGAGCGGTATTTCACGCGGCCAACGATGTCGATGTGCTCGAGCTGGTCCGGCGGCACGATGAAGGGGTCATGCTTTTCTTTATTGTCGCTTGCCACCCGCAGCGAGCCATCCGGCAGGCGGAACAGATTCTTGACGAGCATTTCACCTGCATAGACCAACGCGAATACACCTCCGCTCGCAGGGATACGGCGGTCTGCTCTGTCGACAACGACGGTGTCGTCGTCGAACAGACGGGGCTCCATGCTGTCGCCCCTAACCTTGACTGCTACAAGGTTCTTGGGGTTGGCATGCAGTCTTCGAATGTAGTCCGCTTGGAATGGCAGCGGAGTCTTCTCCTCGATGTGCCAAGTCTCTCGTCCATTGCCAGCGGAGAGGGCAACATCGATGTGGGTGATCAAGACGGTGGTCTCCGGGGGGAGTTCTTCAAGAGAGTTGTAGGTCGAGACCGGCCGCGCTGGGATGCCTTTGCTTGCCAAGAACTGGCGCACTTCTTCGTTCATCGCCTCCTGCTCTTCATACGCACGAACCTCTTCCTCGTGCTGGGCGATTGCCTCTGGTGAGGTCAGGCTCGGAAGCCGAAGCGGGCCAGCCAGCGCTTTCATTTCGGCAGCCAGGTTGGGGCTGATCTCTGCGGGAGCGCATCCCAGGAGGTCGCAAAACTTAGCCAGGGCCTTGACGTTCAGGGGGATTCGGCCCTGCAGGTACTGGCTCAATGCGCTCTGACCAAATTCGAGCCGAGCGGCTGCCTCCGCTTGCGAGGATGGCTGTTTGCGATCTTTCTGCTGCTGCTGCCACGCCGCAAAGCGCGTGCGCAGGCGGTCAGCATCGGCCTTTTGCTCGGGTGTAAGGGGTTGGGCGGGCATGGGCGAAAGATATTAGCGGCACTAATTTTCTGCAAACAGTCCAACTGTTGATTTATGCAAGTAGTCCGACTAATATTTCGTGCATGAACGGACTTCTTGAACTTCGCAAGCGTCTCCGCTTGTCGCAGGCGCAACTGGCGGCAGGCATCGGGCTGGGCCAGTCAGCCATCTCGCAGTGCGAGCGGGGCGGCTGCCGACTGTCGCCCGATTCAGCGATACGCCTGATCGAGTTCGCCAAGCGCCGTGGCGTGGTTACGTCCCTCGACGAGATCTACATGAGCAGGGAGCAGAAGTGACGCGCTGCTAAAGCCCGGCCCTCTTAGGGAGGCGAAGGTTGCGTGTACGCGGGCGTTGTTCTGCGGAAGTGAATGCCCCTGGAGGCCGCGACAGTACCAGCGTGACTCGCAAGCGCTTCATCAGTTTGGTTGTGACGGCAATCTCGTGGCTTGTTAGCCGCCGCAAGTATTTGGGCTTCGGCTCGAACATCTCTGACTCCCCTTGTGTAGTTAGGTGGAGTCTAGGTGCGGGCCCAATAAATAAGTAGTTCAGAGGGAAGCCGGTTTACCGGCTTTTGATCGGGAGAGAGCGTGAGGCACCAGTACTCCGACATCAACCAGCACGACGTGCTGTACAGCGTCGCCCGGGCCTATCCGGGCGGCATCGAGGCCTTGGCGCCGCGTATGGGCATGACGGCGCCAGTGTTGCGCAACAAGCTGCGCCCGGGCGTCGACACCCACTACATGAGCTTCGAGCAGGTGTCGCTTCTGCTTGAGCTGGTGGAAGAGGCCAAGGTGCCCAATGCCAAGCTGCCCATCCGCGCATTCTGCTGGCGGCATGGCATGGTCGCGCTGGATGTGGCGCGCGTGAAGTCCGAGCCGCAGACCGACGCCGATTTGAACCGTGCCTATGGTGAGGTGCTCAACGAGCTCGGCGACATCAGCAAGAAGTTCGGAGAGGCGCTCGCGGACAGCCATCTGTCGCACGCGGAGATGGACGCGCTCGAGCTGGAATTCGAGCAGCTTGTCGCTGCCGCCATGCACTTTCGCGAGATGCTGCTCGAGCGCACCGTGCGCGATAGCGGAGTGCGGCATGGCTGACGCTGCTGACATTGCCGGGTATCACGAGGAAACCTTCCATGCCGCGCTGGTCGCTGCGGTTCGCCGTGCTGCTCACGTGCGCGTCGGCCCCACCGGCTTATGCCGGTATTGCAGCGAGCCCGTTTCGCTCGAGCGCGCATTCTGCGACGTGGACTGTCGCGACGATCATGAGCGCGAGGAGCGTATCCGCGCGTTGAGCGGGAGCCGGAGAGCATGACGGCGCGCGCGCAAGCAGTGATTCGGCGGTCCACCCGACAGACCCTCACGCGGCGGACCCTGAAAGCGGTTCTGGCCCGCATCGAGGACCGCCTCTACCGCGCGCGCGAGCCTTTCGCGGTCTTCGTGCGCGATGGCGACGCGGTCCTGGTCCGCACCTCAACCAAGATGTACGTCAACGAATGCGCCCGCGCCGTCCGGCTCGGGGCGCGCAGCCACATGGTTGGCGTCTATGACGCGCAGGCGACGATCGACGCCGTGCGCAGTGATCTGGAGCTGTTCTGCAGATGATCGATTTCAAATCAGTCGCCCAGGCCGCGCTGGCCCAGGCGGATTCACTGGTATCGGCGTGGCTGCCCGATGGCCGGCGAGAAGGGCGCGAGTGGAGTGCGCTGAACCCAAACCGCGCGGACAGCCGGCGTGGCTCGTTCAAGATCAACCTGGAATCGGGCACGTGGTGCGACTTTTCCAGCGGCGACAAGGGCGGCGACCTGGTGTCGCTGTACGCGTACCTGCAGGGCACCCGACAGGCAGACGCTGCCAAGCAACTGGCTGAGCAGTTCGGCATGGCGCCGGGCAGCACGAGCGCGCAACAGCCCGCGCGGGAGCCGGCAAAGCGCAGAAGCGCCTGGGTGCCGGTCATCCCGGTGCCGGAAGGCATCGTGTCCGCGCCGAAGAGCCATTTTCACCGCGGCGAACCCGAATCGCGATGGGCATACCGCGACGCCGACGGCAACCTGCTTGGCTATGTCTGCCGCTTCCGAACGAGCGATGGCGGGAAGGAAGTGTTGCCGCTGGTGTTCGCGCGGCACGCAGAGTCGCAAGAGCGAAAGTGGCACTGGATGCAGTGGGAGGAACCGCGCCCGCTGTACTGGCCGCAGTTTGATCAGGCCGAGCCGCAGCAGCTGCGCGCCGACAAGTATGTGCTCGTCGTAGAGGGCGAGAAGTGCGCCGATGCGGCTTTCCGCTTCCTGTCCACCTGGGCCGACGTGTGCACGTGGTCGGGCGGCAGCAAGGCCGTCGACAAAGCGGACTGGTCCGCGCTGGCAGGCCGCAAGGTCATCATCTGGCCGGACTGCGACAGCAAGCGTGAGCCGTTGAGCCGTGCCGAGAAAGACGCGGGCGCGGATCCTGATTCCAAGCCATTACTGCCTGCCGCAAAACAGCCCGGCACAGCAGCTGCCGAGCGCATCGCCACGCTCCTGCGTGGTCTGGGCGCGGAAGTGCGCATCACGATCATTCCCGAGCCCGGTGAGAAGCCGGACGGCTGGGATGTGGCGGATGCCGTGGAGGAGGGCATCGACGCCACTGGGCTTTGGGGCTTTGCGCGCAACGTCCGTGAAGTTCAGAGCGCGCCGGCGCCGGCCGCGTCTATCCCTCGCGCCGCTGGCGCGAGCCGGCAGTTGCCGCGTGGTGGGCACGATGATTGGCGCGCCGAGCTGATTTTCAAGCCGCGCGGCGGCTTCGAGGACTGCTACCAGAACGTCTATCTCACGCTGAAGCATCACCCGGAGTGGGCCGGCATCGTCGCGTTCGATGAGTTTGCTGGCCGAGCGGTCAAGCTTCGCGAAACGCCTTGTGGTACCGAGCCGGGCGAGTGGGATGCGTACGATGATCAGCGGTTCGGCCTCTGGCTCGCCCAGCACATGAGCATCGTGATCAAAGGCGACGGCCCGGTGGCTGCAGGCGTTGCGATGATCGCGCGTGAACACCGCTTCCACCCGGTGCGCGAGTATCTGACGTCATTGAAGTGGGATGGCGTCGAGCGGCTCGACTACTGGCTGGAAGAATGCATGATGGCCAAGCCGGTGGTGGTGGGCGTGGAGTATCTGCGCATCGCCGGCCGCAAGGCGCTGATCGGCGCCGTGGCGCGTGCCATGCAACCTGGGTGCAAGCTCGACAGCATGCTCATCTTTGAGGGCGGCCAAGGGCGGGGCAAGTCAACCGCAATCCGTATCCTCGGCGGCGACTGGTTTGCTGACACGCAGCTCGATTTGCAGAGCAAAGACGCCTACATGGCGCTCAAGGGCGTGTGGTTCTACGAGATCGGCGAGATGGACTCGTTCAACCGGGCCGACACCACGCGCGTGAAAGGCTTCGTGTCCTCGGCCACCGACCGATACCGCGAGCCATATCAGCGCCGGGAGGTTGTGCAGCCGCGCCAGCAGGTGTTCGTGGGCACGACCAACCAGAGCGAGTACTTCAAAGACACGACCGGCAACCGTCGTTTCTGGCCGGTGCGTGTGGAAGGCATGGTCGACCTGAACAAGCTGCGCGAGTGGCGGGATCAGCTGTTTGCCGAGGCGATGCATCGTTACCAGGCGGGCGAGATTTGGCACCCCACGCGCGACGAGCAGGAGCGCATCTTCAAGCCGGAACAGGACTTCCGCGAAGTGCCGGACCCTTGGCACTCGCTGATCGCCCGATACCTGAAGCAGCCCGAGCAGATGATGCACACGCAGTTCTTCCTCGAGGACTTGCTCACCAAGGCGCTCTCGATCGCGCCGGACCGGCTTGGCGCTGCGCGTCAGGAGGCTATGCGCGTTGCCGCCATCATGTCGCGGCTCGGGTATGAGAAGCGCCGGCAGACAAGTGGCGAGCGGCTCTACTACTACACCCTGCCCGGGGAGCGCGGCGCGCCTGCGCAAGCAAATGATGGGGGGCGCCGTGATGGTTCGCCGCTGTAATCAGCGTTGGGATGGCCGCAGCATGCTGCGTGGCCGTGCCCGCTTTGTCGTTGCATCCAGCGATGGGGCGTTGGTCGGGTCGTTCGGCGGGGAGCCGTCCAACCACGTCCAACCTACCCGAAAAGGTTGGACGGCAAGGTTGGACGGCCGCAAAGCCAAGTGCGGCAATGGTTGGCGGGTAGTCCGTCCAACCTCCCAACCTGATTCCGCATTTCTCCACGTACGTGTGCGAGCGAGCGGGTGCGAGCGCGAGTGCGCGCGTACGCCTGCACGAGAATTCATCGTTGGGAGGGTTAGGAGGTTAGCCAAAGTCAATGCTGGTAAGGCTTTGCGCCGTCCAACCTCTTCGTCCAACCGTGAGGAGTCGGTTTGATGCAGTGCCGATGCCCGTCCTGTTGCGCTGATCCGGCGCCGACCTACACCGAGCGGCACCGCGTGGAGTGTGAGGGCCGGTTCGTGTGCAACCTTTTCGATGTTGCGCGGCAGTCGGCCTACTTGGAGTTGGTTGCCAAGCGCCGTGGCCTTGGTGCGAGGGATGCGTTGGAAGTGGCCGTTCGGGCGGCACAGCGCGATTTGGAGAGAGAGGCGCGCCATGTTTGCGATCTGCCGAACAAGGAGCAGCGGCTTGCGTACCTTGAGGTGGTTGCGCAACGTCGTGGCCACCAGGCCAGAGATGCGCTGGCCGCTGAAGTTCAACGTCAATGGTAAAGGGGGACCACATGACCAATGCCCGCAACGTAGTCCGCGCGCGGAGTGACTGGATTGTCGAGCGTCTCGAATCGTGGGGCCGCTGGCAACAGATCGGCTCGAACGGCTACCACGGAGCCAGCAGCTTGCTCATCGATCCGGATCACCAGGGGCCGCTGCGTGCGTACATCCCGGTGCTCGGCGTCGAGTGTGAGCAGACGCACGAGGCGGTGATGAAGCAACCGCGCCAGCTGCAGGAGGTGGCCGTGGCGCTGTACGTGAAGGAATGGGACCGGCCATCGCTAGCTAGGCACCTGCGCGTGACTGTGCGCCACGTCGATAGGTTGCGCGAAATGCTGCGAAACGGTGTGCAGTTTTGTCTTGAGAATCAAAAGGTTAAGACACCGCCCTTACAAGTGGTGATGAAACCGCGTCTTTGATAGGTTACATTTCCGCTACGCTCAGCGCTTCGTGCGTCAAGAGTGAATGAACAAGCCCGACACGGTTCGCCCTGTCGGGCTTTTGCTTTGGAGAGCGAATGCCCGCGCGCGCTGCATCGATTTGCCGTCACCCTGGGTGTGGCCGCCGTATCGCAGAGCCTGGCTATTGCGAGGCGCACGTGGGCGATCAGCGGCAATGGGACAACAACGCGCGTGCTCGTGCGCGTCAAGCGAAGCGCGCGCTGCCGACCAACAGCACAGCGTGGCGCCGTATTCGCGAGGCGACACTGCGACGCGATCCGCTCTGCGTCGTGTGTCAGCGGGCCAAGCGCGTCACGCCAGCCACTGTCGTCGACCACATCGACGGCGACGCGACCAACAACGCCCCGACGAATCTGCAGGGTCTCTGCGCGTCCTGCCATTCGGCGAAGACGGCGCGGCGCGATGGCGGGTTCGGCAACCGATCGGTGGGCGGGGAGCGAGTCAGGCCCTGCTGACTGGACGCGATCTGCCCGATTCCGGTTCCGATTGGTCGAAATTCGGTCGGAAAAGTGCGTATTTAGCCGCATTTACGGCAAAATCGTTGTGTTTATACAACGAATGGGGTGGGGGTGCCAAAAGTTTGGGCAGAGGGTTGCCCGATCCGTGCGCCCAGGCCTTTTTTTGTGTGCGCAGGTTTTGGAGGGGGGGTGTTATGGCCTCCTGAATGAAAAATGGGACAACGAGGACCGCAACCGACACCCAACATCCTCAAGCTGATCAAGGGCAACCCCGGCAAACGGCCGATCAACTTGGCCGACGGCGTGAACCCGCTGGTCGAGGTGCCCGACATGCCGAAGCACCTGAGCAAGGAGGCGCGCAAAGAATGGAAGCGCATCACGCCACTGCTTGTCGAGGAAGGGCTGATCGCCAAGATGGACCGTTCGGTTCTCGCGCTCTACTGCCAAGCGTGGGGCCGCATGGTCGAGCTTGAAGCTGCGCTGGCGGCCAAGATCGAAGCGCGCGTCGCGGACGGCATGACGTACGAGGATGCGGTCGAGTACTGCTCGTACGACATCACACCGAAGGGCTACCGACAGCAGGCCGCGATCGTCAACCTGATCCGCTCGCATGCGGAATCGGTCGCGCGCTACGCGGCGCATTTTGGGCTGTCGCCGTCGCAGCGTGCCCGCATCACTCCATCAACCAATCAACCGCAGCTTCCTGGCATGGATGTGCCGCAGGCGGCTGGCTGGAGCCAATTCCGAAAATGACGTTCACCGATGTTGCCAACCGGTACGTCGACGACGTCCTGGCTGGCAACATCGTTGCGTGCAAGTGGGTCAAGCTTGCGTGCGAGCGGCAGCGCCGCGACATGGCCAGGGCTGCGTCGGGGGACTCAACCTTCCCGTATCGGTACGACGCCGAGGCGGGAGAGCGGATTTGCCGCTTCATCGAGCTGCTGCCGCACACGAAGGGTCGCTGGGCTCGCAAGCGCGAACCAATCCGTCTTGAGGCGTGGCAGGCGTTCATCCTGACCACGGTGTTTGGGTGGCTGCACGTCGAGACGGGTCTGCGGCGATTCCGCCGTGCATATGAGGAGGTCGCCCGCAAGAACGCGAAGTCGACCAAGTCGTCGGGCATCGCGCTCTACCTGTTTGGCGCTGACGGTGAGCCGGGCGCCGAGGTGTACAGCGCTGCGACCACACGCGACCAAGCCAAGATCGTGTTCGACGACGCACGCCAAATGGCGCTGCGCGAGCCGGAGATGTGCGCGGAGCTCGGGATCGAAGTGCTGCAGCACCAGCTCGTCATCGCCGATGATGCGAGCAAGTTCTTGCCGCTGTCGGCCGAGGGCAGCACTCTCGATGGTCTGAACGTGCACGGAGGCATCATCGACGAGCTCCACGCGCACAAGACGCGAGCGGTGTTCGATGTGATCGACTCCGCCACTGGCGCTCGTGACCAGTCGCTGTTGTGGATGATCACCACTGCCGGCACGGACCGCACGGGCATCTGCTACGAACAGCGGACCCACGTTACCAAAATCCTCGATCGCGTTGTCGAGGATGAGACATTCTTCGGCATCATCTTCACGCTCGACGATGGTGACGACTGGTCAGACTCGACTGTCTGGGTCAAGGCGAACCCGAACCTGGGCGTCTCGGTCTTTGTCGATGACATGGAAATGGCCTGTCGTAAGGCGATGTCCATGCCATCCGCCGTGGCCAACTTCCTGACCAAGCGCCTCAACGTTTGGGTCAACGCTGATTCGGCGTGGATGGACATGCGGGCATGGGACCGCTGCGCCAATCTCGAGCTGCGTGAAGAAGACTTCCGCGGCGAGGAATGCTTCATCGGGCTCGATCTGGCCAGCAAGGTAGACATCGCGGCAAAGGTGAAGCTCTTCCCGCCCAATGGTGCCCGGAAAAAGTGGGCGCTCTTCGGAAGGTATTACCTGCCGGAGCGGGCGGTCGAGAACAGCACGAACAGCCAGTACGACGGTTGGCGACGACGCGGCCTCCTGACGGTCACGGATGGAGAGGTGACGGACTACGACGAGATCGAAGACGACATCCGCGCAGACTGCGCCAAGTACGACGTGCGCGAGGTTGCCTACGACCCATTCCAGGCGACCCAACTGTCAGGCCACCTGCTTGCAGACGGCGTGCCCATGACGGAAATGCGTCCGACAGTGCTGAACTTTAGCGAGCCGATGAAGCAACTGGAGGCGCTCGTGCTTCAGGGGCTTCTGGAGCACAACGGCGACCCGGTCATGACGTGGATGATCAGCAACGTCGTGGCGCACCTCGACAAGAAAGACAACATCTACCCGAACAAGGAACGCCCCGAGAACAAGATCGACGGCCCGGTGGCCGCCATCATGGCTTTGGGCCGGGCGATCCCGACGCGGGAATCCGATGAAATCGAACAGGGATTCGTTGCACTGTGACCAAATCATTGACATGGGCCGAGGCCTTCCCGCGCGCTGCTGCGGCCGCCACAGGCGCTGCCCATGGTGCGCCTACTGTGCGGAACAGCGCGGCGTGGATTCCCGCTGACAGCCAGACGTATCAGGACATTTCGTGGTGGGCGCCGGCCTTCTCCGGCCAGGTGGTGACCAAAGAGACTGCGATGCGCGTCTCCGCCGTGTATGCATGCGTTCGGCTGATCGCTGGCTCGCTGGCCTCGATGCCGTACAACGTGTATGAGCGCACGCCGGAAGGCCCCAGGCTGATTGCTGACCATCCGCTTTGGTGGCTGCTCAACGAGGAACCCACGCCACGCTATACCGCGGCGACTGCGTCGGAATTCGGCACGAAATGTGTGCTGCTGCGTGGGGATGGGTTCACGCAGATCAAACGGAACCGGGCCGGGGAGATCACCGAGCTCGTGCCGCAGGATCCCGACATGACGATCGTCGAGCGCCGCAATGATCGCCTGGCGTACTTCATCCAAGATGGCGACGCGCGCTTCGGCGTCGATCAGGACGACATGCTGCATTTGCCCGGCTTTGGCTTCAATGGCCTGCGCAGCATGTCGGTAATCCAGTGGGCGGCGAAGCAGTCGATCGGCATCGCTATGGCTGCCGAGGAGCACAGCGCTCGGTTTTTCAGCAATGGTGCACAGCCGTCGTTCGTGCTGCAGTCACCGGGAAAGCTGACACCCGAGCAGACCGACCGTTTGCGCGAGGAGTTTGCACGGAAGGTGGCCGGCACCCAGAACGCGTTCAAGCCGTTCGTGTTGACCGAGGGTGTCACGGCCAAGGAAGTTTCACTCTCCGCACAAGATTCACAGTTGATGGAGGCGCGCAAGTTTCAGGTGATCGACATTGCGCGCGCTTTCGGCGTGCCCCCCTTCATGATTGGTGAGGTTGAGAAGACGAGCAGTTGGGGCACAGGTGTCGCCGAAATGGCGCTGGGGTTCATGAAGTACACCTTGCAGCCGTACCTGACGCGCGACGAGCAGGAGCTGAATCGCAAGCTCTTCCGCACCAGCAAGTACTTCGTCAAACGCGATCCGACGGGGTTACTGCGCGGGGACGACAAGGCTTTGGCGGGCTATCTACGCGAGGCACTGGGCGGCTCGCAGGGCCCCGGCTGGCTGACACAGAACGAAGTGCGCCGCCGGGTGGACATGCTTCCGGTCGAAGGCGGCGACGAACTCTACAACCCCACCAAGGGAACCAACAATGCGAAATCACCGCAAGCTCCTGCAACTGGCGATTGAAAACAGCAGCGCGCCCAAGGCCTTCAAGGTACACGCCGAGGGCGATGACGAGGCCACGGTCTACCTTTACGACGTAATCGACCCCTACTGGGGCGTCGGTGCTGAGGCGTTCGCCAAGGCAATGGCGGGCATCACGGCGAAGACCATCAACCTGCGCGTCAACAGCCCGGGTGGCGATGTATTTGAGGCTCGTGCCATGGTGGCTGCAATCGGCGCACACAGCGCCCGCGTGATCGCCCACATCGACGGCCTGGCGGCGAGCGCTGCCACTTATGTGGCCATGGCCGCCGACGAAGTGCGCATTGCCGACGGCGCCTTCATGATGATCCACCAGGCTTGGACGTTCTCCATGGGCAACGCGACCGACCTGCGAGCCCAGGCCGATCTGCTTGACAAGGTCGACGCCTCGATCGTCGCCGACTACGGACGGAAGACGGGCAAGGATGCCGAGCAGGTTGCTCAGTGGATGGCTGACGAGACGTGGTTCACGTCGGCCGAAGCGGTCGAGAACGGCTTTGCCGATACCGTCGTGCAGAACGACAAGGGCAGCAGCACCACGCAGAACCGCTGGACGCTGAGTGCCTACCAAAAAGTGCCGAAGGCGCTGACGGCGCCGCCGGAACCCGATCTCAGCAGCGCGGCGCGTGCTCGCGCGCTTGCCCTGCTGGAACGCTTCGGATAGCGCTCCCGCGCACCGATCCCCAGGCCGCCTCCGGGCGGCCTTTCTTTTGCATCTTCCTAGAGGAAATCCCCATGTCCTTGCAAGCCCAGCGGGAGCGCCGCAACGCCCTCGTGCAACAAGCAAAGCACCTGAACGCCGAGCACGGTGAGAAGTGGACGCCCGAGCTGCAGAAGCAGTACGACGCCCTCGTGACCGAGATCGGCCAAATTGACGACAACATCGCGCGCCAGCAACGGCTGCTCGACCTGGAGGCCGACAAGGCTTTCGAAACCTTGCTGCAGCGCCCGGGCGCCGGTGGTGCATCCACGGGCGAGCCCAGCGCCAAAAATCAGTACGGCCGCTTCCTGCGTGACGGCATGGCTGCACTGTCGCACGAAGAGTTGGTTGCCATTCGCAACACCATGTCTGTGGGTGGCCCGGGCAGCGAGGGCGGCTATACGGTCCAGACGGAAATCGCCAAGACTGTGACGGAGGCGCTGAAGAAGTACGGCGGCATGCGCCAGGTGGCGGAGGTCATCCAGACCGCCCAGGGCAATCCGATGAACTACCCGACCTCTGACGGTACCGCAGAAGAGGGCGAAATCATCAGCGAAAACGCGCAGGCCACGAACCAGGATCCATCGTTCGGTACCAAGCCGCTGGGCGTGTTCAAGTACAGCTCGAAAGTCATCGCAGTGCCGTTCGAGCTCCTGCAGGACTCGGCCATCGACGTCGAGGCCTTCGTCAACGGCCGTATCGTGACGCGCCTCGGCCGAATCACGAACAAGCATTTCACCATCGGTACCGGCGTGGGCCAACCGACTGGCATCGTCACGGCCGCCGGTGTGGGCCGCGTGGGCGCAGCCGGTCAGACGAGCACCGTGCTCTACGACGATCTGGTCGAACTGCAGCACTCCGTCGACCCCGCCTACCGCGAGCAGGGCAACACGCGTTTCATGATGCACGACACCTCCGTGAAGGCGATCCGCAAGCTCAAGGATGGCAACGGCCGTCCGCTGTGGGTGCCGGACTTCGATCAGGGCATCTCGCTGGGCATGGGCGGCACGCTCGCGGGCTCTGCGGTGACGGTCAACCAGCACATGCCGGTGATGGCGGCCAACGCCTCGTCGATCCTGTTTGGCGACTTCAGCTACTACAAGATTCGCGACGTGATGGCGATCACGATGTTCCGCTTTACCGACTCGGTCTACACGACCAAGGGTCAGGTCGGCTTCTTGGCGTGGATGCGTTCCGGCGGCAACTTCGTCGACGTGGGCGGCGCGGTCAAGGCTTACCAGAACTCGGCCACGTAATCGTTACAGAGCGAGCGCTTCCGGCGCCCTGCTCGTGCAGGCCTGCTTGACGCGGGCCTGCGTACCCATTTCTTCCATCAAGGAAACACCATGCCCAAGACAGTACGTGCGCTGTCCACCCTCGCGCTGGACGGCCAGGAATACCCGCCCAATTCGCTGGTCGTGATTGACGACAAGCGCGCCAAGTCCCTGGAGGCTGCTGGCGACGTCGATTCGGACGCCGATGCGGTGTCGTATTGCCGCGAGACGCTCGGCGTCAAGGTCATCGACCACGCTGAAGCTGTGGCAGCGCTGAAGGCTTCGCAGGAGCCGGAGGCCAAGGTCGACGAAGCGAAACAGCCGGAGTAAGGGGCGGTCATGGGAATTCGGTGCATCGAGCGGCCGGCGGAAGAACCGGTGTCGCTGGCGGAGGCCAAGCTACACCTGCGCGTCGATTTTCCGGACGACGATGCGCTGATCACCAGCCTGATAGCAGCGGCGCGCGTGGCGGCGGAAAACCTCTGCCGCCGTGCGTTTGTCACCCAGAAATGGGAACTCGCGCTGGACGGCTTCCCGCGGCAGAATTTTTTCGGATCGCTTTCCGCGATTGCGCCGATTGACGCGTTCATTCCGAACATCATCGCCGCCGAGATGGGGTATGTGGTGCGCTTTCGCGGCGGCAAGATCGAGTTGCCGAAGCCGTCGCTGCAAAGCGTTGACTACATCAAGTTTCTCGATGTCAACGGTGCTCAGCAGACCCTCGATCCAAGCCAATACCTGGTAGACCCGTTGAGCGAGCCGGGTGTGCTGACCCCCGTAATCAACACCTACTGGCCCGCAACGCAGAACGTCATGAACAGTGTCCGCATTGGCTTCACTGCGGGCTACGGAACCGCTGCCGACGTGCCAGAAGGGATCAAGTCCTGGATCAAGCTGCGCGTCGCCACGCTTTATAGCAATCGCGAGGAGGTCGCTGTGCTGAACCGTGGGAAGGTGGAAATGCTGCCCTACGTTGACAGCCTGCTGGATCCGTACCTGGTGGTCTACCTATGATCCGCGCCGGCGATCTGAACCGGCGTGTCGTGATCCAGCGTCGCGCCGCCGAACAGGACGCTCTTGGGCAGCCGGTCGGGGCCTGGGAGGATGTAGCGCCGGTCTGGGCCAGCATGCTTTTCGTGACGGGCAAGGAATATGTCCTGGCCAGCGGGGAAGTGAGCCGGGCGGACGTAAGCATCCGGGTGCGCTGGCGCACCGATCTCACGGCACAAATGCGAATCGTTCACGCTGGTGTCTTCTACAACATCTTGGCGGTGCTGCCGGATATGGTCGGTCGCGAGTACGTCGACCTGCCATGCAGCACCGGCGCTAACACTGGGTAGCCTTCAGTTATGGCCAATAGTGCACATGCCATTGTGTCCGCTGCATTGAAAGGGCTGGTTGGCGGTCGGTGCTTCCCCTGCGAAGCGCCTGAAGGTGCGGCCCGCCCGTTTATTGTCTACCAGAGCGTTGGCGGTCAGTCCGCCAATTACTTGGGGAACACCGTTTCGGGGCAGAAGAACGCCCGCATGCAGGTCGCGGTGTGGGCAGACACAGAGCAGGTCGCAATTGACGTGATGCAGCAGGCCGACGCGATCTTGTCCGGTGCGCCGATCCTCGCAACGAGTATTGGCGCCCCTGTCGACGACTACGAGGGTGATACGCGGCGGTATGGGCAGCGGCTGGACTTCAGCATCTGGTATTCGCCTTGATGCCGCCAGCCCTAGCCGGCGCAACCGATTCTTCCACAGCCCGCGAGATGCGGGCTTTTTCATTTGAGAGGTCACAACATGACGTCTACTGCGATTTCCGCTCAGGGATCGACGCTGTCCATCTCCGGCGCCGCCGGTGTGGCGCAAAACATCTCCGCCGTGGCGGTCGGCTTCCCGACCATTCTGACGGCGGCCGCGCACGGCTTCGGCAACGGTGATGTGCTCACCCTGGCGGGGCTGACCGGCGCCGATGCGGCGCTGCTGAACGGCAAGACGGTCGTGATCAAGAACGTTACGGTCAACACGTATGCCGTCGATGTCGACACCACCGGCAAGGTCGTGACCGCCCCGGGCGGTGCGCCGTTCGCCTCGGCCACGCCGACCCAATGGGTGCCGATCGCCAACCTGACGAGCTTTAAGGGCTTTGACGGCCAGGCGAGCGAAATCGACAAGACCAACCTGTCGAGCGTCGCCAAGGAATTCATGCTCGGCTTGCAGGATTTCGGGCACTTCACGTTCGACGTCGATCGTGACTTTGCGGATCCAGGCCAACTGGCATGCGATGCGGCCAAGCGCGCCAGCGCGATCAAGCAGTTCAAGCTGGTGCTGCCGAACGCCAAAACCGCGACGTTCTCCGGCTATGTGAAGAACAGCCCGCTGGACGGCGGCGTGGATCAGATCCTCAAGACGCCCGGCATCTCGATCCGGATTTCCGGCGACGTCGTATTCGCATAAGGCCAGGCGTCTGCCTGGTATCTCCCACCTCAACTGAACATCCACATGTCCATTCTCACCAAAGCATCGATCCTGGCCGCAATGGCCTCCGCGCAACTCCAGACGGAGACCGTGCCGGTACCCGAACTCGGCGGCGAAGTGCGCATCTCGGAAATTTCCGGTCTGGCGCGCGACGCTCTTTATGCCAAGCAGGTTGATGGCGAGAAGCGGCCGCTGAGTCTGCAGCAGGCCGACCTGATCGTCGCAACGGCCGTAGACGAGGCCGGCGTGCCGCTGTTCGACGAGGCCGATGTGGACCGCATTCGTGGTCTGAAGGCGGAAATTCTGGATCGCCTCGCGAAAGCTGCTGCCGAGATCAACGGACTCGGCGCGAAAGCGGTGGAGGATGCCGCAAAAAACTCCGCCGCCGCTCAGAGCGGCGATTCTGGCTCCGGCTCAGCATCGACCTCGGCATCCCTGTAAGGGAGCTGCAACAGCGCATCACCAGCGCGGAGTTCGTCGAATACATGGCGTCCTACCAGGTAGACAACCGGGGGAGCCATTACGACGATCTACGCGCCGGGGCTGTTGTGTCGATGCTGGCCAACATCCATCGAAACACCGAGAAGCGTTCGGAGCCGTATGGGCTGCTTGATCTGATCCCGTGGAGTGAGCACCACGTGGCCAGAGCCACAGAGGAGCGCGAAACGGCCGCAATCCTATTGCCGGATGCCGACGCGCAGTCGCGGTTGATCCTCTCCATGATGTTCCCCGGCAAGGCTCAGTGATGGCAGCAAAGCTCGAAATCGTGAACCCGCAGGCCATGGTTGCGACCATTGAGGCGCTGACCAAGGTGGCCAGCGAATCGGTGTTGCGTCAGGCGGCGGTGGCAGGCGCGCGCGTGCTCTTTGATGAAGTGCGCATGCGCGCGCCGGTCAACCTCGGCATTTACGAGGGGAAGTGGGGCCGGCATCCGCCTGGATTCCTGCGTCGCAACATCCTCCTAGCTTTCGACAAAGACACATCTGTCGAAGGCCTGCGGGCGTCATACCTGGTGACCTGGAGCAAGGAAGCGTTCTACGGCCGGTTTGTTGAGTTTGGCACGTCGAAGATGGCCGCTAAGCCGTTCTTGCGTCCGGCCTATGAGGCGAAGAAGGCCGCAGCGGCGCAGAAGTTCAGCGAAGTGATCGAAGCGAAGGCGGAGGAATTGACGCGTGTCCAATGAAACAGTTATCCGCGTCACAGGGGATGCCGAGGGCTACGTCTCTGAGATGGAGCGCGCTCGTAAGAGTGCGGTCGATTTCATGGCAAGCCAGGACACCCTGCGCAAGCGCATTGCCGACTCGGCCACGGCTGTCGACGCGTCACGCAAGGCCATCAAGGAACACGGCGACGAAGCGCTTGCTGCGTTCAACAAACAAGCGCGCTCGGCCGAGGGATGGCTGACGGCCCTGCAAAAGCAAGCTGCCCAAGCCGGGAAGACCCGGGCCGAGCTGATGGAACTGCGGGCCGCCGAACTGGGCGTCGCTGATGCTGCGCAGCCGTTCATCGACAAGATCAAGGCCGCCGAAGACGCCATGCGCAATGGCTCCAAGGAAGCGCACGGCCTGAACTTCGCCACGGCGGGCGCGCGTCGTGAGCTGCTGGTGCTGGCGCACGAGGCCAGCCAGGGTTCCTGGAAGAACTTCGGCGGCAGTCTGCTCGTGCTCGGCGAGCGCACCGATGCGCTGAGCATGCTGATGAACAAGACCGTTTTGTCGGTGGCCGCTGCAACCGCTGTTCTGGCAATCGCCACGCACACCGTCATCAAGGCCGGCGAGGAGCTCTCCGCCTACGGCGATCAGGTCGAGCAGCTCCACCAGAAAACCGGGTTGTCGACCAACTCCATTCAGCAGTGGGCGTTTGCCACCAAGACGGTCGGCGTTGAGTCGAAGGAGGCGACGAAGGCGCTGGCAGAGCTTGGGGACGCGCAGAACAAGGCGCTGCACGACAACAAAGATGCCGCCGCCGCGTTCAAGGCCCTCGGCATTTCGATGGAGGAGCTGAAGAGCAGCACGCCAGAGCAGCTGCTGCCCCGCATCGCCGATGCGTTCCATGAGTCGGCCGATGGCGCGGCCAAGGCTGCCGTGGCCAATGAGCTGTTCGGCGCATCGGGCGCGGATCTGATCCCGCTGCTCGATCGCGGTGCCAAGGGGCTCGACTCCCTGAATGCTGCTGCGCGTGAGACGGGCGCGATCATCGGCGTCGACACCATCAAGCAGATGGCGGCCCTGCGTGAGCACATGGAGCTGTCCCACGCCAAGATGGATGCGCTCACCCTGTCGGCCAAAGCGCAGCTACTGCCCACGATCATCAACCTCACCGAGGCGATGAGCGGCAACGTCGCCATGAAGCCGCTGCTGGAGGATTTCTACAAGGGCGTCGGCTTCATTGTGAAGGGGGCGGCCTCGGCCGTGGCGACGCTGGTGGTGGGGTTTCAACAGCTGTCGGAGACGATCGCAACGACGTGGACCGTTGTGGGGCTTGCCACCCAAGGCGAGTTTCGGCTTGCGGGGATCGCGGCGGAAAAGGGCTATGAGAATCTCAAGCGCCAGGGCGACGGCTATGTGCAGTTCATGCAGAAGCTGTGGTCGGACGCTGCGCCGGTGCCGCACGACCTCGGTGCCGTCGGTACCAAGCAGCTGAACTTCGCCAAGGGCAACAACGGGCCGAAGCACGAGAAGCCCTTCCACGACGACGAGGCGACCCGGTACCTGCAGCAGTTGCGCGACAAGGATGCCGCCATCCGGGCGGACATTGAGTCCACCGGCAAGAAGTTCACCGAGGCGGAAAAGCAGCAGGCCGAATTCCTGCAGAAGATCGCCGACCTGAAGGAAAAGAAGATCCTGACGGCCGATCAGAAAAGCCTGCTGGCCCGCCAAGACGAGATCAAGGCCCAGTTGGCCCAGAACGTTGCGGACGAGCGGCGGCTGCAGCTCAAGCAGGACATGATCAAGCTGGACGAGCGATCCGCCCAGATCAACGCGCAGATCGCCACCTACCAGCAAAGCCAGCGCGAGCAGTACGGGCGCCAGCTTGGCGCTTTCGGGATGGGCGCCGAGGCCGAGAAGAACGCACAGGCGGTCAAGTCGATCTATCGCGAGTACGAAAAGCTGCAGGCTGAGCTGACCAAGGCCACGCCGAAGGAGCTGATCGGCAGCGACAAGTTCCTCGCGGAGCAGGCTGCGATTCAGCAGGGGCTGCAACAGTCGCTGCGGGACTATCAGGAGTATTACGCGCAGCTCAAGGCCAAACAGGCGGACTGGACGAACGGCTTCCGGGCCGGCATTGCCGACTATATCGACCACGCGCAGAACATGGCGGCGCAGACCGCATCGCTGGTCGGCAACCTGGCCAAGGGCATGGAAGACGCGATTACCCAATTCGCGACGACCGGCAAATTCCAGTTCAAGCAATTCGCCGCCAGCGTGATCGCGGATCTCGCGCGCATTCAAGCACGCGCCGCTGTGTCGGGGTTGATCCAGATGGGCGTGAGTATGGTCGGCAGCATGTTCGGTGCCGGCATGTCAGGCGGCGCAGGCGCCTTCGATGGAGCGGCCACCGCCGGGGCTGGAACCGGGACGATGCCGGTGAGCGGTGACCTTCTATATGGCGGCAGCATGCAGTCGCCGAGTTACGGCACGGGCGTCTTCGCGACTCACCATTCCGGTGGCATCGCTGGCCTCGAGCCGACGGCTTGGCGCACGCTTCCGACCGCCGCATTTTCTGGGGCGCCGAAATATCACACCGGCGGCATCGTCGGTGATGAGGTGCCGGCGGTCCTGAAGCGCGGGGAGGGCGTGTTTACGCCCGAACAGATGCGCAACCTGTCGCCGGCTGGGGGTGGCAATGGAAGTGTCAACGTCACGGTGAATGTGACGGTGAGTGACGCCGGCACGCAAAGCGAGACGCGGGACGTACAGGGCCAGGGCGCGCAGCTTGGCAAATACATCGCAGGGCTGGTGCAGGACGGCATTCAAAGCGCAATGCGGCCTGGTGGTCAGTTGTGGAACTGGAAAAACGGACGGGCTTGATGGCAACCGACACATTTACATGGGTGCCGCTGGTTGACCCGCAGGGCACGACCACATACCGAACGCGCAAGGCGCAGTTTGGTGACGGGTACTCGCAGGAGGTCAAGGACGGCATCAACAACGCGACGGACACATGGCCGCTCACGTTCCGCGACAAGGGCGCCGTCATTGCCCAGATCAAGGCGTTTCTCGATGCGCATGCGGGTAGCGCTTCGTTTTACTGGACGCCTCCGCTCGGTGTGCAGGGGTTGTTCAAAGCTGCTGCTTGTCAGGTGCAGCCGAACGGCGGCGACATCTACACGCTGACCACAACGTTTCAACAGGTATTCCGACCATGAGCCTCACCCTTGCGCAAATCAATCTGGGTACGGCGCCGGCCGGTAAGGATGGCGACACCCAGCGCACCGCAAACAGCAAGACCAACGACAACATGACGGCCATCGCGGCGGCCGTCAATTCCCTATCGAGCGGCAAGGCGGATACCAGCGTCACAGACGGGTTGCGAACTGACGTTACCGCGCTGCAGACATCTGTCGGTAGCCTGAATTCTGCAAATGCCGCGCAGATCGGCGGCGTGATGTTTTTCGCCCGCAATACTGCGCCACAGGGATACCTGAAAGCCAATGGCGCCGCCGTTTCTAGGACCACCTATGCCGCCCTCTTCACCGCTATCGGGACGACGTTCGGCGCCGGGGATGGGACCACGACATTCAACCTGCCTGATCTCCGTGGCGAGTTTCCTCGGGGATGGGATGACGGCCGCGGCATCGATGCAGGCCGGGCGTTCGGTTCAGCGCAGGGTGCTTCGGTGCATCCGTGGTTGGGGGTCTATCGCGCGAGCGCGACGAGCGGCATTTTGGTCGGCTTGCCGGCCGCGACGCTTCCAGACGGTGGTCAGGCGTATCCGAGCGGCGAATCAATCTTGCCTGCCAGTACGGGGCCGTACTTCAGCACGACTTTGCCAGCAGGAAGTACCAACACCGCGCCGGCTGCAATAGGCGCTCGGCCTCGAAACGTTGCGCTGTTGGCTTGTATCCGGTACGCATGAACATGGACATCTATCACTATCACCCACTCTTCGGCACCTGCATCGGCGCAGATTTGGCAGACGAGGACCCGCTGGAGCCAGGCAATCCGATTGTGCCGGCCTATGCCACCCCACGGCCGGTGCCGGATGCGCCCGCGGGTTCGGTTGCTGTCTATCTACGGAGTGACGGTACGGTGCCACACAACTGGCAAGACGGCGAGTGGCAGGTGCAGCCTGACTTTCGCGGGGCCCCCATCTTCTCGACGAAAGACGGCGGCCCATATCCGCTCGGCAAGAGCTACAACGGTATCGGCTTGCTTCCCGAGGATGCGACAACGCAGGCGCGGCCTAGCCTCGCGCATTTCTGGTCCGGAGCAGCGTGGGTGCTCGATCCAGTAGAGGACGCGAAGCAACGAAAGGCGGCGGCGGTGCAAGAGCGGGCAACTCGCGTTGATGCTGCGCGTGACGCTATGGTGCCTCTGGAATTCGCGGCGGAGTTGGGTGAGGCGACGGACGCCGAAGCCACGCTTCTGCAGGCATGGAAACGCTATATCGTTGCGCTGAGCCGGGTGGACGTAAGTGCGCTTGAAATCCAGTGGCCGGAGCCCCCAGTCACATGAAAATCACCGCCGACATCCAACGCCTTGAGCCTGGCGCCCTCGTTGAGCTGTTCGAGCTCGATGCCACGGAGATCGGCGCCGACCTGCTGCGCTTCCACGGCTACACGCAGGTTGGTTCGATCTGGTGGCAGGGCAACGAATACAGCCCATGGCCGATCGAGGGTAAGGGCTTCGCGCGCACAGGGCAGGGGCAACAACCGTCGCCCCGGCTCACGGTAGGCAACGTCGACGGGTCCATCTCGGCCGTCTGCCTGTACGCCAACGATCTGGTGGGCGCGAAGCTGCGCCGTCGGCGCACGCTGGGCCGCTTCCTCGATGCGCGGAATTTCCCCACGGGCAATCCCGAGGCGGATCCAGCCGAGGAGCTACCCGTTGAAGAGTGGTACGTCGAGCAGAAGACAGCCGAGACGAAAGAAACGGTCGAGTTCGAGCTGTCCAGCGCGCTGGATTTCAACGGCGTGCAGCTTCCGCGTCGCCAAATTGTCGCCAACGTGTGCATGTGGTTGATGATCGGCGGGTATCGCGGGCCCAACTGCGGCTACACCGGCGCGGCCATGTTCGACCGAGACGACAACCCGGTCACCGACCCGTCACTCGACAAGTGTGGTGGCAGGTTGTCGTCGTGCAAGTGCCGATTTGGCGCCAACAACCCTCTGCCGTTTGGAGCGTATCCGGCGGCCGACCTGGTGCGGACCTGACATGCAGCAACAGACCCTAGATGATGCGCGCCAGCACGCCGCGCGCGATTTCCCGCGCGAAGCCTGCGGACTGGTGGTAGTCGCGAAAGGTCGCGAGCGCTATGTGCCATGCCGCAACGTCGCTGTTGGTACTGAGCACTTCGAGTTGCCGGCCGAGGATTACGCGGCAGCCGAAGACCTCGGCGAGGTCATGGCGGTGGTGCACAGCCATCCGAACGCCACCGCCGAGCCCAGCCAGGCAGACCGTGTCGCGTGTGAGGCCTCGGGCTTGCCGTGGCACATCATCGCCTGGCCAGCCGACGACGTGCGCACGATCGAGCCATGCGGGTACCGGGCCCCGCTGGTGGGGCGCCATTTCGCCCATGGAATCCTCGACTGCTATTCGCTGGTGGTGGACTGGTACGCACGCGAGCGCGGCATCGATCTGCCCGATTTCGAACGGCACGACGATTGGTGGGCCAAGGGCGGCGACCTCTACATGCAGCACTATGCGGAGGCGGGCTTCTGTATCGTGTCGCAAGACACCCCAGAGCACCCGGGCGACGTGATCCTCATGCAGCTGCGCGCGGCGGTGCCGAATCACGCGGGCGTGTACCTCGGTGACGGCCACATGCTGCATCACGTGCACGGGCGCCTATCGTCCCGCGACGTGTACGGCGGCTACTGGAGGGAGATCACGCGGTGCGTGCTTCGGCATCGGTCGGCGTTATGATCGCGGGTCCTATGTTCCTGGAGCCCTCGAATGCTTCGTTTGCTTGCTGCTGTCTGTGTAGTGCCCTTCGTCGCCGCATGTGCAACATCTTCCGATTCGCCGGGCGAGGCAGCGGCGGTGCCGCAAGATCGGCTGTTCGCTTTTCAGGCGGCGGCTGAGAGGCCGGGTGGCCAGGTCACAGTGACGCGGGACAATGGCTTTGCGGGCCGGGGCTGCCTCCTGGGGTTCTATGTGGATGGCAAGCTCGCTGCTTCGTTCGAGGCCGGGGAGACCGCGCGATTCTTTCTGCCGCCAGGCGAATACGTCCTCGGGGCAGGCTTTCCGAAAGGGCGTGGCTTCTGCGCCATGCACGGCAATGAGCTTCGCGAGCTGTCCGCATCGTTTGCAGCGGGCCAGCAGCGGTACTACCGGCTGGTCAACCGGCCGGGCGACGGTGTTGCGCTTGAGGCGACAACGCAGCGCTAACCGCACCCAACAAACAACAGGAAACCCGCTTCGGCGGGTTTTGTTTTATGTGCTCGACATCGCAAAAACTGAGAACTGTCCGCCTGTACGGCAAGCTGGGGGCCCGCTTTGGGCGTCGTTTCGAGCTGGCCGTCGCCAGTCCGGCCGAGGCCATCCAGGCCCTGTGCGTGCTGCTCGCGGGGTTCAGGCGGGAGCTCCTCGCCAGCCGCGACAAGGGGGTCACCTACGCGGTGTTTGTCGGCAAGCGCAACCTCACCAAGGAAGAGCTCGAATTGCCACCGGGTGGCGGCGAGATTCGAATTGCTCCGGTGCTGGTCGGCAGCAAGCGCGGCGGCATCCTGCAAACGATCCTCGGGGCCGTGCTCGTGGTCGTTGGCGCCGTTATCAGCTTCTATGGCGGTGGTGCTGGCACGCCGCTCATGCAGATGGGGTTCGCCATGATGCTCGGCGGGGTGGTGCAGATGCTATCGCCGCAACCGCGCGGGCTGTCGTCCAGGGACTCCGCCCAGAACGGCGCTTCGTACAACTTCAACGGCCCCGTCAACACCAGTGCCCAGGGCAACCCGGTCCCGCTGCTGTACGGCGAAATGCTGATCGGCTCGGCGGTCATCTCCGGCGGCATCTACGCGGAAGACCAGGTTTAGGCCCTTTCCCAATTCCCTACGTCAATTCCATGGCCCCGCAATCGCGGGGCTTTTCTTTGGGCGGTCTGAATTGAAAAACATCATTGGCTACGGCGGCGGCAAGGATGGGGGCGGCAGCAGCTCGCCGGTGGAGTCGCCCGACAGCCTGCATTCGATCGCCTACGCGCGCATCCTCGATTTGCTGTCGGAGGGTGAAGTCGCGGGGCTCGTGAACGGACTGCAGAGCATCTACCTCGATAGCACGCCGCTGGCCAATGCCGACGGCTCGTTGAATTTCCAGAACGTCGCTATCGACTATCGCTCCGGTACGCAGGATCAAGACCACATCCCGGGATTCCCCTCAGTTGATAATGAAACGACGGTCGGCGTAGAGCTGACCTCCGCTGCACCGTGGACGCGTGCGGTTGCGAATACCCAGCTTTCGGCTGTTCGCGTGCAGCTGTCCGTGTTGGCGTTGTCCAAGGCTGACACGAGCAACGGCAACATCAACGGCTATCGTGTCGAATACGCGATCGATCTGTCCACCGACGGCGGCGCGTTCCAGCGCGTGATGTCGGCTGCCTTCGATGGCAAGACGACGAACAAATACGTGCGCACGCACCGCATTGAGTTGCCGCCGGCTGTGAATGGTTGGACCGTGCGCGTGAGCCGCACCACGCCCAACGCCAACAGCGGCACGATCGCCGATACGACACGCGTCGAATCCTTTGCCGAGGTGATCGACGCCAAGCTGCGCTATCCGAACTCCGCGCTGGTGGGCATCCGAATCGATGCCCGCCAGTTCAGCAATATTCCGACGCGCGCATACCACATGCGCGGGCGCGTGATTCGGGTGCCGAGCAACTACGATCCGGCCACGCGCACGTATTCCGGCCTCTGGGACGGCACATTCAAGGTCGCCTACAGCAACAACCCGGCGTGGGTGTTTTACGACCTGGTACTGCACACGCGCTACGGCCTGGGCGATCGGGTCAATGCGGGCATGGTCGACAAGTGGTCGTTGTACCAAATCGGGCAATACTGCGACGAGCTGGTACCGGACGGTCGCGGCGGTCAGGAGCCGCGCTTTACTTGCAATTGCTACCTGCAACAGCGCAGCGACGCGTATGCCGTGCTGCAGGATCTGGCCAGCGTTTTTCGCGGCATGGCGTTCTGGGCGGCAGGCAACGTGGTCGCGGTGGCGGACATGCCGAACACCGCGTCTTACCTGTTCCATGCCGGCAATGTCATCGACGGGACATTCACCTATGCCGGCAGTGCCAAGCGGGCGCGCAAGACGGTGGCGCTTGTCTCGTGGAACAACCCGGCCGATCGATACGTTTCCAAGGTCGAGCCCGTGCAGGATCCAGACGGTATTGCGCGCTATGGGATTCAGCAAACGGAGGTGACCGCCTTTGGCTGCACGTCTCAGGCGCAGGCACAGCGCGTCGGCCAGTGGATTCTGCTCACCAGTCGCCTTGAGACCGAGACGGTCACGTTCAAGGTCGGGTTGGACGCCGCGGTGGTCATGCCGGGCTCGATCATCGAGATCGCCGACCCCGCTCGAGCGGGGCGATCGAACGGTGGGCGCGTGCGGTCGGCGGTGGGGCGCACGGTGACACTCGATCGCGCGCCCGTGGCCGCGCTTGGCGACACGTTGGTCGTGAACATGATCGACGGCACGGCCCAGCGCCGCACCATCGGCGACATCACTGGAAACGCCGTGACTGTCACGACCGATTGGTCGCTCGCCGTGCAAGCCGAGGCGGTTTGGTCGATCGAGAGTGCGGACCTTAAGACACAGCTGTTCCGCGTGGTGTCGGTTTCGGAGGATGATGGCCTCGCATTTGAGATCGCGGCGCTGCAGCACAACCCATCGAAGTTCTCAGCGGTCGACCATGGTACGCGGATCGAGGCACGCCCCATTTCCGTAATTCCGCCGTCGGTGCAGCCGCCGCCCACCGGCGTCACGCTGAGCACCTACAGCGCCATCGACCAAGGCATTGCCGTTACGACGATGGTGATCGCATGGCAGCCGGCCGCCAGCGCCATTGCGTATACCGTGGATTGGCGGCGCGACAATGGCGAGTGGGTCAGTGCTGGGCGCACGGGGTCACAGAGCATCGAGGTGCGCAACATCTACGCCGGAACGTACGTAGCGCGCGTGCGCGCCATCAACGCGCTCGATGTGGCCTCTGCGCCGGCGTATTCGCCGGAAACACCGCTGCAGGGCAAGACGAGCCCGCCGCCTGTCGTGGGGACGCTGCTGACAACGGCCATCGTGTTCGGTATCCGGCTTGACTGGGCCTTCCCGACCGGCCCGCTCGACGTTGAGCGCACCGAGATCTGGTACAGCAAGACACCGAACCGTGACGATGCGATCAAGTTGGGGGATTTTGCATTCCCGGCGAACACGCACACGATGATGGGCTTAGCGGCCGGCGCGCAGTTCTTTTTTTGGGCGCGTCTGGTCGACAAGTCAGGGAACATTGGGGCGTGGTACCCCAGCGGCGCGGGCGTGCCTGGCGCGAGCAGCTCGCAGGCGTCGGACATCCTCAACTACCTGAACGGCCAGATCGGCAAGACGCAACTCGGGGCAGACCTCCTTTCGGCGATTGACAGCATCGAGCCGCCGATGGCCGGCAGCGACAACGACTATGCGGGCGACGACCATGTCTTCGCCGGCATCGTGTCGACGCAGTCGGTGCTCGAGGAGGCTGGGCGCGCGGTGGCTCAGAGCGTGACCACTATGCAGGCCACCGTCGCGCAGAACACGGCGGCCGTGCAGGTGGCGCAGCAGGCGGTGGCGGACCAGAGCGGGAAGTTGGCCGCGATGTACACCATCAAGACGCAGATCGCAGCCAATGGCCGGACGTACTTGGCTGGTATCGGCGTGGGCGTCGAGAACAACAATGGGATTGTCGAGAGCCAGGTTCTCATCGCGGCGGACCGCTTCGGCGTCATCCACCCGAACGGCAACAGTGTGCTCACCCCGCTGGTGATTCAGAACGGTCAGGTGTTCATGGATTCGGCGTTCATCCAGGACGGCACGATCACCAATGCCAAGATCGGCAGCACCATCCAGTCGACGGCATTGGGGGCGGGCGGGAACCCTCGCTGGAAACTCGACAAGAACGGCTCGCTCACGATGTACGGACCTGTGGGGGCTGGCTACTTGACCATTACCGACTCGGTAATCGCCGTGTATGACTCGAACAACGTGCTGCGTGTTCGCATGGGGATTTGGTGATGCCAGTCGGACTGGAGGTGTACGACGCATCGGGCCTTCCGGTGGTGCGATTGACCGATCGGCTGGGCGCGATAGTTGGGGTTTTCAACACCGGCACCACCGCCGGTTCGGTCAGCGTTCCTGGTCTGGCCCGAGGTGCCGCGTTCTATATCGTGCAAACCGGTTGGTCGTCGGCGGTGGGCGCTTCAAATTTGCCGCAAATCTCGATCTCCGGGACGACAGTCTCTTGGTCGATTCCTTTCCCGGGCGATACGCAAACGGTAACCGTCTATGTTGGGGTGTATTGATGCCAGCGGGATTCCAAGCCTTTAACAATGGCGGCGTGCTTCAGATCGACGAGAACTATGTCAATCTGGGCTTGATCGCGAAGGGTCAACTAACGCCCTCTACCGCTACGCCGGATGGGCAGGTCGGCGCATTCAAGATGGCCGAGGTTAGCGTGACCGGCGTGGCGCCAATTATCGCTGTGCGAGCCAACTACGCTGTGGCCTTGGGGGACGTTCGGCAAAGTGGCAGCACGTGGACGTTTCGCCTATGTGTGAACACCACAACAGATTGGGACGGTACGGCGCTCACCTATTACATCTTCGACCAGGTGCCGCCGGTGGCGCACGGCGTCGGGCTTCAGGTTTTTCGTGGCGACGGTGTTTGCACGTTCGACTCGAACTACAAATACTTCAATCCCGTCGCTGTCTTCACGCTGGCAGGCGGCCAGCCCTTAACGCTCACCGACTACAACGACTACACGATGTCTCAGGTGGGCACCTATGCCGTCGTCCTCTCGATGGAGCGAATGGGTACGCATTACGCGGTATCCGAGCTCGCCATCACGTGCGGCGACGGATTGCGGGCGTTACCCAACGGCGTCCGAATGCGTTGGACGCAGATCAACGTGAACGCGGTCGGCGGTGAGGGTGGCGGAACGCTCTTCGTCGATCAGCGTTCCCGGCAGGCGGTCCTAATCGACGTTACCAACATCTGACTATTCGATGTGCATGGCGCCGATGTTGCCAACGTCGGAGTAAGTCGTGTAGCGGCGCGCCGCTTCCACCTTGGCGAGGTCGGCAATCTCTGGCTTGCAGTCGGACCGATTGCCGCGGGCCACTTCGTCGCGGCATTGGAAAACACGGACGCGGGCGGCGTGCTCCTCCCGCTCCATGCGCCAGGCGACCGGTTCTTTGTTGTTGGCGGGAGCTGCGCAGCCAGCTGTAGCGGTGAGCGCCAATAGAGCGGCAATGCGAATTGTTTGCAAGGGGACCCCCATCGTTTTGTAGTTGTTCGGCGCTGCAGGATAGGGCGCCAGCACCGCCGAGTTGTTGCAGTCTAGATCGCCGCTGCCCGAAATAAAACGGTCAATCACACCGATCCTTACCGATTTTTCTCGTCTACCAACACCCGCCATCCGGCGGGTTTTTTCTTTTGGGGGGTGCACATATGCCATTCACGGATCCCGCGAGTCTGGGCGGTCAAAACTTAGCCGCATATCTAGATATGCTGGGCTTCAGCGAGGGAACGGACAACGGACGCCAGCCGACGCGCGATCACGGCTACGACGTGCTGGTGGGAGGCGGTCTGTTCTCGGGCTACGCCGACCATCCTCGGATCCTGGTCGACCTGCCGCGGCTGGGCATCAAGTCGACGGCCGCCGGCCGCTACCAACTGCTGGCTAGGTACTACGACGTCTACAAGCGACAGCTCGGCCTGCCGGATTTTGGGCCCGCAGCGCAGGACGCCATCGCCGTCCAACAGATCCGCGAGCGCGGCGCATTGGCTGACATCAAGGCGGGCCGCCTGGCCGACGCGATCGCGAAGTGCCGAAATATCTGGGCAAGCCTGCCGGGGGCTGGCTATGGCCAACACGAACAGAAATTCGAACAGCTGCGCGCGCATTACCTGCTGTGCGGCGGACAAGAGGGGGCGGCGTAAATGACAGATCAGGAACTCGTTGTGGCCGCAAAGGTGGGTGGTGCGGCGGGGTTGGGCGCGGTGATCGCGCTGCGGTTTCTGCCCGGCACCTGGTGGCAGCGCGTGCTGTCGTTTCTGAGCAGCCTCGGCATCGGATGCCTGGCCGGCGGCGCGGCCGTCGAGCGCTTCGCCCTGGTGCCGGGCTCCTACACCCACATGCTTGCAGTGGCGTCAGCCGCCGTTTTCGGGCTGGCCATCGTCAACAACGCCATGCAGCAGATCCCGGAATTTCTCAACGACCTGCGTCGGCGTGTCATTGGCGCGAAGGAGTGAGCATGCTCGCATCCATCAACGTGGTGGCCAACGCCATCATTTTCGTGGGGGCGCTTTGGGCGGTCCTCACTCACAAGGTGCCGACGCGGACGGGCGGCGCAGTGGTGTTAGCGCTGGTCAACGCCGCTGCGCTGGGCAACATGGTTATCCCTGGGGCGTGCCATAGCGTTCCCGAGGTTGCGCTGAATGTGGCGGTCGCGATTGGTGCGCTGTGGGGATTCTGGCGGCTCGAGTTGCGCTGCTGGCTCAAGAAAAGGAGTGCGACATGACGTTTCTCGATCCCCGCATCTGGCTGGCTGTGCTGCTGGCGTTGGGCCTCTCCTACGGGGCTGGGCGCGTGCAGCAGCACGGCGTCGATGCCAGGGCGTTCGCAGCTGAGCGCACCAGGGCGGCGCTGGATGCGGCGCGCGTGCAGGTCAAGGCCGCAGACGAGGCGCGCATCGAAGAGCAGCGCCGTACGAAGGAAATTTCGGAGATTGCAGATGAAGCCACACAACAAGTTGCTGTCGCGCGTGCTGATGCTCGGGCTGCAGGGGATGCTGCTGACAGGTTGCGCGAGCGAGTTTCCCAGCTCGTTGCCGCCAGTCGCGCCGCCGGCGATTCCGCCGCTGCCGGCGCAAGCGCGGGCCAGCCTGGTGGGGACCCCCTCGATGTGCTCGTCGACGTGCTCCGCCGGACTGACGGCGCTGCGGGACAGCTTGGCGAATATGCCGACAGTCTCAAAGCCGCCGGGCTCGCCTGCGAGCGGAGCTACGACGCGCTGAATGAGGGTGCGCGAGAGTGATGACGATTCCCTCCGTCGTGCCGTTGTCGAGCAGGATTTCGCTCATGGCGTCGAGATCCTGCGTGCGAGTTATCCGCCCAGCAAGTCGCCGCTCTCGGGAGGCTTCCCTTTGGGCGTGGCTTTCGGCTTGTCGCTCTTGGCTTTGATCGTTCTGGATGCTCGCGGGGCCGGCTCGTCGTCCATCAACTCGGCGGGATAGAGTTGCAGGAACGTCCGGGCTCGCTCCGGATCTTTGCAAGTCAGCCAGTCATCCCACTGGTCTCGCCTCAGCATGACAACGCCACGTTTTTCCTTTGGCGTGCCGTCTGGATTTATCGGGTTGTGCATGCGCTTGAACAAGGGATGATCCTCGGCGTTGACCGTGATCATCACAAACGCGATTTGCACCCCGCCACCAGGTTGCGGCCACGTGCGCCAGAGCCCAGCGATACCAAATTCTTCTTGATCCTTCAGCCATATCCGGTGCCGAACGGCTTTCCCGGTTTCGTAGCACGGCTCGAAAATCTCACGGGCCGGGACGATGCATAGGTTTCCTGCACGCCAGTAGGGCGCAAACATCCGGCTTGATCCGATGGTTTCGGCGCGCGCATTGACGGGGTTCGGCATGCCAGGGTGCGCGAGCCCTTTGGGGGCAAAGCCAAAATTCGCTATCGCGCAGTTTGTGCGGCCATCCTGATTTAGCAGGATCAGCGGCGCATCATAGTCGGGGTACGCCTCGGGAGGGTACTCGCTGACAGTGCCGAGGTTCAGCAACTGCCGAAGGCTTTCAGGCGGGGTTGGCGAGTAGTTGTTGCACATGCTGATCTCCCATGCTTGCCGCGATGAATGATAGGGCGCGCGTCAGCGGTACACCTTCTTGTTGCGCTTCTTTGTGCTGCTGGCCGCCTGCCGCTTCTCATGGATGTGGTGCATCGACGGAAAGCTCTCGTGGATGTACGTCTCTGGCTCGAGCACGCGTGCCAGTTCATCCAGGACCATATCGAAGCCGCCGGGCGGCATGAGGTGCTGCATGCCGCGAGCGCGTACCACTGCGCCGGCCGTCTTTGCGACCACGTGAAGGCAATAGATCTCCCACACCAGACGACACACACCTCGCGTCGGATTGGCGTAGTAAATGGCCCGGATGTCGGCCTGGGTAAGTGCGGGATAACGCGCACGCTCGCTGTTGTTCATGGCAAATCACTGTATATGCATACAGTATCCCGGGAGCATCGACGCGGTCAACGCGTGCGTACATTGGGCGAATTAGGGCGCACTCGGGTCTTGTTGCGAAAACCCGTCAACCGTGGAATTGCATGTTGGCGTTCGCCGATAGAATCGACTCGCAGTCACATCGGGAGGGGGCCATGTTCGAAAATTGGAAGCCGGCAGAGATCGCAACGATATTTGCCACGCTGGTGGGGCCGATACTTGCGGTACAGGCGCAAAGGCTCGTGGATTTGATCCGGCAGAAGCACGAGATCCGAAGCCGTATCTTCGGTACGCTCATGAACACTCGTGCGATGCCCGTCTCAGGCCAGCATGTGGAAGCGTTAAATGCCATTCCGGTGGCATTTGACCCGCAGTGGTGGGAGCGATTCGGGAGGCGAGACCGCCTGAAGGTCGTCGATGAGAAATGGCGCCAGCTGCTGCACCACTTCAACGTGGATCAGTCCAAGTTCACCGAAGCACAGACGGTCAATTGGATCGAGCGTCGCGTAACGTTTGACACGGAAGTAATCGAAGCCATCGGCAAGTGCTTGGGTTACAGGCTGTCTGCCCTGGACTATCAAAGTCAGTTCTACTTCCCGGTCGCACATGGCAATGAGATGGAGCAGAACGGCAAGATCCGGGAAGGGTTGGCAGCTGTTCTCAGCGGCGAAAGGGGCATCCGTATAGATGCGCCAGTCGATGATCAGAGCAAGGCAATGCGCCAAGCCATGGCCAACATCCTGCAAGGACAGGCACCAATTCGCGTCGCTCTGAACCCTGGGCCTGGTCAGCAGCAACCTGGGATACAGGTTCCGTCCGAGAATCCCCCTAACGGTTAGCGGCCCGCTGTCGTGGCATACTTTTGGCATTCAATGGGGAGGAGTAATGCCAGACAACAATCGCCGGTCGCCCGACAAAAATAAGGTGCCCACACGGGACTCGTCGTATGAGCGCAAGATTCCTCGCAAAGAGGACTACGCTTACGACAGTATCCCGGGTTATCCGGGCAAGACCGGGCGCATCATGCCGCGCGATCAACTGACCCCGCCTCCTCCTACACCGAGAAAGAAGGGCGCATAGCATGGATTGGGATGACGATGTCTGGGCTCGCCGTCACGAGTTGCTTTGCCGCTGCTGGATTTCGCGCATCTATCACCAGAAGCGCGAGCGTTTCTTCGACATGTGCGACTCGCTTACCAAGGCGGTATCTGTCATCGGGGGTGCCGCTGCCATAACCAAGCTAGCTGGCCCGGACGCCATGGTTGTTGCGGCCGCAGCTATTACGATCACGTCGACGGCAAGCCTGGTGCTTGGTTATGCCAAGAAGGCACGGTTACACGCGGACCTGGCTAAGGCCTTTGCAGACTTGGAGTCCCGCATCGTTGCAAAGGGCGTCTTTGATAGCGCCCAGGCCGATGCATTTCAGGCGGAGATAGTGAAGGCAGAGGTTGGAGAGCCGCGCTCGCTTGGTGCCTTGGTCCGAATCTGCCAGAACGAGCTGGCCTACGCTCAGGGTCACCTGGAGATGGTGCGCCACGTTTCCCTTTGGCAGCGGCTTCTAGCCCACTTCTACGATTTCGATCTGTCGGCGGCCAGTTGATCCGTTAGGGGTCGCCAGTAATTCCCCTGGACCGCGCCGTTGACACTTCGTTGACACCCGGAAACGAAAAAGGCCCGACAGTTGCCTGTCGGGCCTTTTAAATACTGGTGGGGCGTGAGTGATTCGAACACTCGATCTACGGATTAACAGTCCATAGTCAACCGTGCGCCGAGCGTGCCCCGGTCCCGGTTTGAGTGATCGGAATGATCGTCGCCGTCTCGCCGGCGCAGAAGCGCGCCCAGTCCGCCATCATTTTGCGCCGCCGCTCCAACATGTCACCCCGGCGGTAGGCAGCCTCGCTCTCGTTCTGGATGGCGTGGGCGAGGGCCTTTTCGGCAAGCGAGTCGGCATATTCCGTGCATTCTGCCACCCAGTCCCGGAAGGTCGAGCGGAAACCGTGCACGGTGATGTGGCCGTAGCCCATGCGCTCGAGCACCTTCAGCATGGCCATGTTCGAATACGGCTTTCCTTTCTTACGGCCTGGGTAGAGCCAGCCGTCGCGCGCACCTTTCATCGCCTCTGTGACCAGTTCGACCAAGCGGTCAGCCATCGGCACGCGGAGCGGCAGCTCCATCTTCATCCGCTCGCCTGGCACCGTCCAGACGCGATAGTCCATCGCAAACTCTTCAGGGCGCGAATACAGGACTTCCTGGGTGCGCACTGCTGTCAAGATCAGATGTTCCAGCATGCGGGCGGTCGGGTCTGCCACTGCGCGCAGCGCGCTCATGAACTCGGGAATTTCCTGCCACGGGAGAGCCGGATGGTGCTTGATCTTCTTGCGGCGGTTTTGTTTCGGCAGCAGCTTGTCGAGGTGGCCGCGCCAGCGCACGGGGTTCTCGCCTTCCCGGTTGCCGAGGGCTTTTTCCGCATCGAGGATGCATTCGAGCCGGCCGCGCAGGCGGAAGGCGGTCTCTCGCTTTGCCATCCAAATGGGCTGCAGCACGCGCACGATCAGGGCGGTATCAATGTCGCGCACGTCGAGATCGCCCAAGATGGGGTAGGCGTAGGTCGTGAGCGAGTTCTCCCATTGCTGGGCGTGCTTCTTGTTCTTCCAGCCGTCGCGGTGCTGGGCGATGTAGGCGGCCGCTGCAGCTCTGAATAGGCGCGGGCCCGAGGCTTCCTGGGCGCGCTTATTTTGCTCGACCTTCCGCGCCTCGATCGGGTCAATGCCTTCCCGCAGCAGGTCGCGGCACTTCGCCGCTTCAACGCGTGCGGCTGCCAGCGAGACCGAGGACAGGGGGCCGAGCCCCATTTCCCGAGACTTTCCGCGCAGCGTGAACTTGAAGATCCAGGAACGGGAGCCCGTGTTGGAAATCTGAAAGTGGAGGTTGCCGCCGTCCGGGTAGTGCCCCGGAGCGTCCAGCTTGCCGATCTTGAGCGCCGTCAGCCGATGCAGTTGCCGTGTCGCCATTTCCTACCCCTGTTCTCACCCCTGTTCGATGGGTGGATTGTGTCGGAGCGATTTGGAACCGGCAAGAAGAGAAATACCCCCAAAACCGCGTCGCAGCTTGGGTTTAGCACGGCATTACGGAATGTTTCGGAACGCCTCGGAATGAGCCGTGGCGGAAGCGGTGAGATTCGAACTCACGGATGGGTCACCCCATCGGCAGTTTTCAAGACTGCTGCCTTAAACCACTCGGCCACGCTTCCTTCGTGCTGCGCTGCT